TTTCCTAATGATTGAGGGTTACAACGCACAGCGTTTACCGCGTGCTGGTCGTAACGACATTGGGGATATTGTGCTACCTACTGTAAATGATTTGTACATCATTGAAGCAAAAGCACCACGCCGAGATGGGCGTATTGATTTATCAGGCTGGCTTAAAGAAGCGGATATTGAGGCTGAGAACTACCGCATTGCAAAGAAGTTAAAGGTTGCACCTCACCCGTTGGTAATCATTAAGGCAGCGAACAAAGGCGTGGGCGAAGCCTACCTGGTTCAAAGGCTTAGTGATGCTCTTGCAAAACTCTAAACACGATATAGCAAAAGTCTTAGAACATTACGGATTTAATCTTCCGTCACCGAAACATGGTTGGGTTAGTGTGCGTTGCGCTTTCCACAATGATACAGTTAAGTCAGCGCGTTTAAACACAGACAACGGCGGATTCAGATGCTTTGCATGTGATATGTCGGGCGATGTGTACTCCATCATTATGAAGAAAGAGGGCGTTAATTATGCAGAGGCTATCAAAGTCGCAGAAAGAATTACTGGAAAGAGCGAGCGAGAAGTACGCGGAAAACCTCGCGGAGATAATGCCGTATCTACAGACGAGAGGTATCACCGAACAGACAGCGGCTATGTTTCGCCTCGGCTTCGTAAAAGAACCTGAGATTGGACATGAACTTTATGTTGGTAAGTTAGCGATTCCATACATCACACCCACTGGTGTAGTTGATATTCGCTTCCGTAGTTTAAACGGTGATGGACCTAAGTACCTGACCAGACCAGGTGCGAGCAGCCATATCTTTAATATCAATGCGCTCAATAGTGAGGGCGATACGCTGGTCGTGTGCGAGGGCGAGATGGATACCATCATCGCAACACAAGCAGGATTCAAGGCAGTTGGTTTGCCTGGTGCTAATACTTGGAAACCATTTTACTCACGCGTGCTTGCCGATTGGGAAAAGGTGATGCTCCTATGCGATGGTGATAATGCTGGTCGTGAGATGGCTAAGTCGTTAATGCGAGAACTAGACAATGTGTTACCTGTGTTTATGCCTGAGGGTCAAGATGTGAACGATGTATTCCTTGCTGAAGGTGCTGAGGGATTGCATAAACGAATAGGAGTTTAAACAGTTGATTATCAAACTGAGCCAAGAGGAAGTACGAGTGTGTACTTTGCTGGCAGTAGAGCGATGGCTTACTAAATTTGGCTCCGAAGATAGACCGAACTATGCAGCAGGTAAAAGGGCTGGCAAGTTAGAGCCTGAGATTCTTGCCAACATTAGAGCAAACATTGCAGAGTGGGCAGTGGCTAGAGAGTATGACTTAACATGGTCGGTTCCGTGGTATCCCAACGAACTGCATGGTCGCCGAAAGAATATCCCTGATGTAGGTGACTTTGAGATTCGTACTATCCGTACACAGAACGCTATTCCATTTTGGAAAAAAGATGTAGGCAGAACTATCTTTGGCGTTAAGGTACTTGATGAAGAATACTATTCGTTAGTAGAAATCTATGGTTCATTCAGGGCTGATGACTTTATGACTGACGATTACGCAGACCCTACGATTGGTGGCTGGCGTGTGCCAGTAAAACTAATTGAAGCAATGGAGAACAAACCTACTGAGTAGTATGCTATCATTGTTTAAACAGTAGATAGAGGGAGCAGTGACCAAAGAAGAAGAACGCATTTGGGAAGATATATATAAGGCTGCGCGCCTGTCGTCTGCCCGAACTGCAAGGATTGGTCGTCACTTAATAAGTCAAGCCGATGCTTTCCAACACTCAATAGTGTGGGCGCTTGAGCATTGGCACAAGATAACAGAGTGGGATGCACAGGAAAGCCTGTCGTTTAAACTGCGTAAGACATTCAACAACGAAGGTCAGAAGTTAGTTGCAAAGGAAAGAGCATCACGCTCCAACACTAGAACCTCAGATAATTTTTATTACACGACCGAAGTATTGCATCAGTTATTACGAGATGTTTGGAACTATGAGGGCTGGCTTGATACGCCTGATATGTCCTCAGAGTTTGTAAGTAAGAGCAGTAAACCTAACGAGGGTAACAACAGACTGGCTATGTTCTCGGACTTATCCACAGCCATTGGTAGTTTAAACAAGGCAGACCAAGAGTTGCTGCGGCAGAAGTACCAAGATGGTGGCATGGAGTTTGATGAACTTGCGCTCGCTTACAGCGTGAGCGAGGAAGCAATACGCAAGCGCGTTAAGCGTGCGATAGTTAAGTTGCAAGACAGACTGGGTGGTGAAGCACCTATGTGGAATAGTCGTAGGCGTGTGCGTACCAACGCACAAGCAAGACAAGATTTGAAAGAGGCAGAGTAATGGAAGCAGCAGTGTTTGGTGTATTCATCGGTATCGTTTTGTTTATATGGTTAGAGAGCAGATAATGATTGAACTAACCTGTAACTCTTGCGGTAATACATTTGAACGCAGAGGTGCAAAGCGTGGTGGTAAACCTGATTGCAATGAGTGTCGCCTTACTAAAGAACTAGAACGCAGAAGATATGTTGGTGTTGCAATGCCAGGTAAAGTAGAGAAGGTTGGTGTTTAAACAATGAGTAAAAAATTAATTCAAAAAATAGAAGATAGTATGTATCGCATACCTGCCGAATACTGCACGCCCGATAAAGCAATGGTATTCCTAGCAGGATTTACTGCTGGTAGATATGATGCAATAGAAACCATTAAAGAGTTTAAACAAATACCTGATGACTGGTACGATGGCGATGCTTATTGTGTTAAGTGTAAAGATAAGCGCGACTTTATTGGTCCTGTAAAAACCAGTGATAGTGGTAGGCGTATAGCAATGGGTAAGTGCGGTGAGTGTGGAACTAAATTAAATAGAATTTTAGGTAAGTTAAATGGTTAACTTATTGTTTGGTGTGTTGTTTGGAATACTTATAGGTAGATTGTTAGAACTATACATAGATTGGTACTTACGCAAATGATTATTGGATTAAGTGGTTATGCTCGCAGCGGTAAAGATACAGTTGCTGATTACCTCGTAGAAAACTATGCGTTTAAACGGGTCGCGTTCGCTGATGGCATTAGAGATTTCTTGCTGACCATCAATCCATTTATACCTAATGCGTACTTCCTTAAGGATGTAGTTGAGCATGAGGGTTGGGATGTAGCCAAGAGCATGCCTTATGTTCGTAAAATGTTACAAGATACTGGTGTGTATGCCCGCGATAATTGGGGCGCATCGTTTTGGATTAACCATGCGTTTAGACACATGGATAAGAACCTTCGTGATGAACAAGACGAGTTGCATCATATCGTTATTACAGATGTTCGCTTTAAGAATGAAGCAGATGCAATCAGTGGATGGGTTGCTAAGAATGGAACTTTGATTCGTGTTAATCGTACCGATGTTAACCCAATTAACAATCACATTTCAGAAACTGACTTAGATGATTATGTGTTTAAACACATATTAGATAATGATTCAGATTTGTTTGACTTGCATTTAAAAGTTGAAGAACTAATGAGGGAATTTAATATCCCTAAAAAGTAAAACACCCGCCGAGGACTGGAACTCAAGGCGGGCGTTTACTGACCTAGCGTAGCAGATTAACTGCCATATCTCTCCTTTGGAGTGAAGTTAAATATCGTGGGCAATGTCCACTTGATACGCCTACGGATAGCCACTCGCTGTTGCGGGGTCGTTCCTCCCCAGTATCCGCTGCGCTCAGAAGCCAGCGCCCATTCAAGGCACACATTCTTAACGCTGCATCCATCGCATATCTTGCTCAGTAATTTGATGTCGTCTTTCGTGAACGAATCACCAGCAGGAAAGTACACCTCCGTGTCCACACCAACGCAGGCTCCTCGTTTAAACGCTGATGAAGGGTATTGCAGTCTGTATTCTGTACATTTTTTTACAGATTTTGTACTTAATATCTTGAGGTACTTAGGCTCGGTCGGGGTTAACATGCCCTACTCCAATCAGATAGTCAAGTATCTCGCCTACTAATACCTCGGCACGCATAGGTCGGGTAACCAGCGGGTCACCATTCTCGTTAGAGAAAGTCATACCATTTGATACGAGGTGTATCTGTAGTTGTCTAATCATTTCATTACGGGTCATATCAGTACCATCCTAATGCTAGGTGATGGGCATACGCTTTGCATATACCTCGTGTCTTTCCATAGTGGCGGTCAATATATTTCAGACCAGCATCCACTTGTTTAAACCCATCTAGAGATGGTTGAATTTTCAACAATCTCCAAGTGCTAGGTTGTAGTTGTGCGATACCCGAAGCGTGCGACTTGCGGTTCAGCGCAGCGGGTCGCCAGTTAGATTCACGCATCCATAATTCATAGAGGCATGGGTATTGCTCTAACTTATCTTGCTTAATTAGTTGACCAATCGCATAGTGTTGGTACTCGTTGTTGTAATACGCAATCACTTCGCTCTTAGGCGGGTGTACTACATACTGCACACGAGGATTCAGTAACAGCACCACAATCAGAATGAGTGTAGTGATGAACCAAATCCTAGCGTGCGGGTGCATGTGTTTAAACATCAGTGTCCTTT